CAGGTCCACGGGCGCCCCGAGCACGTTGGCAATCGCCCGGTTCATAAACGCAAGCGGCTGGTCCTTTTTGCCGGCACGGCTTTCCAGCTCCCGGCGGAACGGGTTGCCACCGTCGGTGGCGCCGCCCTGTGCGGAGCCTTTGCGCTTTTGCAGTTCCTCGCGGAACGGGTTTGCCATGTTAGCGCCCCTGCTGCTGTAGCTGTTCGTACCGCTCGGCAGCCGCCTCTAGCTGCTCTTGCGACAGATTGGACGTGTCTTGGCTGAGGCGGTTCAGACGTTCGCGGCTCATGCTGCGGATGCGGTCAGGCGTAAGGCCACTGCTCTGCTGACGGTTATCGCGCCGCTGGCCAACGGCGCCCTCGGTCTGCGCACCACGCTGGCCTTGCCCTTCACGCGGCACCCCGAGTACATCAAGAAAGTTTGCGATGTCCTTTGCGGCGCGCTGGGCGTTGGCTCTGGCTTCCTGCCCCATATTGGGGTTTTTGGCCGCCTGACGCTCTCGCTCCAGCCGACCACGCAGGTACTTATCCAGCCGGCGCATGCGGGTCTTAAGCGAGTCTTGGCTGTCCCACATGGACGGTTCAATATCGGTCTCCCGCCGGATGCGCTCCATTTCCGCGACCGGAAAGCGCGGGTTAATGGACAGGGACCGAATCAGATCGCCCTGCGCAAGCCGGAAAAACTGCCGGTTGCCGACGGTTTCCCTGGTCTCCTCGCCACCTCCCAGGCCTGGGATTTGACCGCCCGTGCGCTGCCAGGCCTCCGTAATGGCGCCCGGAATACCGGCCACACCTTCGGTACTCTCCCAGAGCGTGCTACCCTCCTGCGCCGTCTGCTGGTTAAGCTGCCCGGGCGGAATTTCTGCTTGATCCAGCGCCTGCGCCGTGGACGCGGGGTCATCGTCGCCGCCCTGCGCCTGTCCACCCTGGCCCCGCTGATTTGCGCGACCGATTGGCAGCTCCGTGACTTCCCCACTGATCTCATTGATAAGGCGCACGTTGCCGGTCTGCGGCACGACCTCAATGCGGCGGTAGCCGTCAACGATGTCCTGCGCCATATCGCGCACGGGAACGCCGGCCGCCTCAGCAGCGCCTCGCACGTCCTGACGCGAAGCAAGATCGTTGATCTTACGTTGACGCTGCGTGTCCGCCTGACCGCCGCCTTGCGCCGCCATGAGCGTTTCCACCTCGCCCGTCTGCGGATTGGCGCGCACAAGATTGTCGCCAACAGAACGCAGCTCGTAGCCGCCGCCACCCTGCTCCGGCGGCTCGTACATATCCGCCGATTGCGCCCGCGCCCGTGCCACGGTGAAGTAGTTTTCGTCGGGCGTTTCGGGCCAATCAGACACGTCGTAACCGCGCTGCGCAGCACGTTGCTTAAGGTTCTGCCACACCTGCGCGCGCTGCGGCCCCTCCACATCACGCAGACGGTCGCCAAAGCGGGCGATGATCGCCGCTTCCTGGTCCTCTTGCACCCGCTGCGCTTCGGCCTGACTAGCGCGCATTTCCTGAATGCGCGAGCCAAGCTGCGGATCGAGCGCCATAATCTCCATGATCTTGGACTGGTCCATGCCGCCGCCGGTCTGTGCCGCCGGCTGTGCTTGATCCATCATGGACGCGGCGCGCCTGGTCGGGCCGCCGCCGGCTTCCATCGCCGCGTTGCGCAGGCGGTTGCCGCCCTGACGCTGCCCGCCGCTCGATCCACCGCTGGAGCCACCACCGCCAAGCAGGTCCATAAGGCGGTTCTGGCGATCCATCTCCATTTCCGCCTGATCGGCACGCAAGGTGCGCAACCGGTTTTGTGCGCGCGCTTGATCGACCTGCATGGGGTTGAATTGCGTTAGTCCATAAGGCTGCATCGCCATGCCGTTAGCTCCAGATGTAAGCGAGGCTGTTCATCGCGTTGCCGGCCTGATTGGCGCCAGTCAGGTAGCTCGACCCGCGCGCCTGCGCCGCGCCCATCATGTTTTGACCTTGGGCTTGAGCCATGTTGGTCCCCATCTGCGCAACGTTCGTGGTCGCCGTCTGACCCGTGCCGGCAAGGCTTGCAAGGCGGTTCAGCTGCTGCCCGTAGGTCTGGTCCGCCAAGCCCTGCCCGTACTCGGTAAGCGCCTTCTGCTGCGCGCCGGAAAGCGTCATGCCTCTAGCTGCCGCCGAGCGGTCGCGCGCTTGTACGCCCTCATTCATGCGGAATTGATAGCCCGGCAACTCCCGCAGACGATTGGTGATATTTGCGCTCTTTTCTTCTAAGTAACGCTGGTAAGCGCCCGGGCGGTTTTTCCTTTCAATTTCAATTAAACGCTCATAGTCGCCGGGCTCTAGATTTTCGTGTTGCTGCACCCACGGCGCCGCCTCAGTCAGCGCGGCCGGGTCGGTGCCCATGCCGAGCAGTGACGATTGCGCGTCCAACGCCCCGTACCCTGCCGCACGGTAGGGCGCCATGTCCTCACGGTTCTGATTAAACATTTGCCGGCGCAATTGGTTGGCGTTTTGCGCCGCTTGCTGTTGAGTATCCGCCGCCTGCTGCGAAGCAAAATAGTTCAGACCCGCAGAACCGAGCGTGGCGCCGGTTTCAAGGAGCGCGCCGGAGTTATCCGCCGCAAAGCTGCCGATACTGCTAAAGATGCTCATTACCCGTTACCCACTTCTATGTCCGCCACCATCGCCGTGATCGCCACCTTGACCGGATCGCTGATGACAAGTTGCATGGTGCGCTGCCGGAACGACCCCAGCCGGTGCCAAACCACGCGCTGCCGGTACTCACCTATTTCGCCCATGTCGCGCCAAAGCTGATTGGAGAAAGTCTTACCGCCGTCATCCGACCAGCGAAGCATGGCTTGGGGATCGCTGCCCTGTCCGACACTTAGGCCCACGCCCACTTCTATTTCCGCCTCAAAGCGCGGCATGAACGCACGCCGCCGATCGGCATGAATAGGCGGGGTCTGCGCAATCCGGCGGATCGTCTCGCCATCTTCCGTGTAGGTGTCGAGATCAAGCTCATAGAGCTTGCCGGCGTCACTGGCGAAGGCCAACGTCTTGCCGTAAGCCTCGACCGTGCCATCGATCCGCCACGGCTTGTCCTGATAGCTCTGCCGCTCGTGCCAGAGCCCCGTCGCCGCGTCGTACACCCACGTCTCGTCGCTCAACTGAAGGCAGTAGAACTTGTGACCTTCCTGGGTGTACTCAAACGCCCGCGCGCTCTCCGGGGCGACATCCTGGCTGATGGCGTATTCAACCGCGTGCGTGCTGATCCGCTGCGGGCTGTAGCCTGCCGCGCGGTAGACAACCCCATCATCTCCAAGCCAGATGATGGAGTTGTCAAAGTCCACGATGCTGTCACGCGCTAAGCACCCGCGATTGACCACCTGCCGGCGGGCAAAGGGAAAATCGGACCCAGCGTTGTACCAAACTTCCAGCGTCCGCACGCCAAAGATAAACAACTCCTGCCGGTCGGAGATCAACCCCACAATGCGATCCCCCGCGCTCTCCGCCGTGGCGAAATCCAGCGGGTCCACCGTCTCGGGGTCAAACAGGTTGGAGACATACCACTGGTCCGTGCCCTTTTCGGAGTAGACCAGATAGCCATCTTGATAGGTGGTATCGCCAACGCTCGGTAGGTCGTTGTCCGTGATCTCGCTTACGTCCGTGCCGTCGTAGTTGTACGCGGTGCCGTTGTCCCGGAGGATCACCACGTTATCTCGGCCCGCCTCCATCTTGACCAGATCGGTGCCGGGTACGCTCCCGGTCAGGGCCGTCGTGTTCCCGCTGCTGTCCACGGTGTAGACCGTCTGCCCGCACACAACGAAAACCGTCTGGTCCTGCACCGCAGCGCCACGCACCTTGCCGCTCGGGAAGGTCGCGAAGGTCTTATGCCCCGGCGTGCCGTAAGCAATCGCCTTGCTCTTGGCGTCGGGGGCGCCCCGCTCAACATATAGGTTGATAAGCCTCTGGTCCGTCCAAGGCGTAGACCGCCCCGAAGAGGACTGGACCGCGAAAACGCTACGTTGACGAGGCATCAGGTTGTCACCACGTTTCGATCTGTAACACGACGCCAGTCGGTGCCATCCGAAAAGGCCGGAACAGCACCGCCAGCCTCATCCGTGACGTAGACAAACTGCGCTGCGGGACTGGCGCTCGGCAGGCCGGCCACGGTGTAAGATGCAAGCGCGACCGGCCCCGAAGACGCCGTGCCGTCCACGCGGGCATAATACGCGCTGTAGTCGCCCGCCTGAGCAGTTACCGAACCCGTGCGCCCGAATACGCTGTCAACGGCATTCACCTCGGCACCCGCCTGAATGCCGGCTAGCTTGTTCTGCTCGCTGTCGGTGAAGGCGTTGGTGTCGCTGTTGCTCTCGTACAGCGTCTTGATCTCGGAAGCCGTTTGGTCCGCCGTCGCGCCGTTTTCAATACCGTCCAGTTTGGACCCGTCGACCGACACGTCGCGGCCATCAACCGTTGCCCCACTTGGCACCGAGATGTCGCCAGTGTCGCTTACCGTCACTAAGCTAGTCTGGAGACGGTCGCCGTTAGAGCCATCGTACCTCGCAACCGCGTTATCCGTGCTGCTACCGGCGGACAGGCTGCCAAGCAACGTCACATCACCCAGCCCACCCGTGCGCTGAATAATTTCCTCCAGCGTCTGGATTAGCTCGGTGGACGGAAAAACAAGCTCGCCCTTTTCCGTCTGTCCGACCTGAAAGCGGGGTGTTGGCGGGCGGACCCTCGCCATTACAGCACCCCCGTCCCGCCGGGATTGCCGGCGCCTACGTCACCGACGCCGCCGCCCATGCCGCCGTTGGTGCCGCGACCACCGGGGCCAGATCCGCCGCCGCCGCGCGAGCCCACGGACTGCCGCGCCGCGCCGCTCTCGGACCGGCTGCTGGCGTTGGGACCGCCGGGGCGGCCACCGCCGTCACGACCGGACGCAACGCCACCCATGGCTTCGGCGAACATGCTGTCGGCTTCCTCGGTGAAGCTCATCTGCTGCCCCGCCATAAAGCCCGGGTTAACCGGCGCCGCCATGCCGCCAAACGCGGCCTGCGGGCTGATCTGACCGGCCGCCATGCTGTTACGCGCGCCTGCCGTCGCCATCGCGTTCTGCGCCTGCTGTGAGCCGATCTGGCTAAGCGAGGGGCTTCCATACATGCCGGTGACGGCGTGCGGCCCAACGGCCTCTTGCAGCCCGCTCAACGCAGCGCTGGAAAGCCCGCCCATCTTGTCCGGCATCATGCCGAATGCGACGTCTCGCATGGAAACATTGCCGACCCCCTGAATGTCGGCAAGCTGCGTTTCCTGCTCGGTATTGACGGCCTGCGGATCGAACGACCCGACCACACCGCTTTCGCCGCCCCGGTCCTGCGGCTGCTGCGAGCCGACACGCGCGCCCATCGAAGCCAGGCGGTTAGTGCCGACGGATGCGGTCTGCACCGGCCCGATGGCACCGCCGCCCGTGCCGTATTGACGCATCAGGCTGCCGAGCGTGTTATACTGCCCCGACTTCGGCAGCGTGTCCCGCAACCCTCTAAGCGCGTTCTGCATGGCTACTGGTCCGAATAGATGGAATAGTCACGCCCGCGCGGCACGCGCAGCGCCGTGTCTGCCGGCATACGCGGCGGGCGGGTGTTCATGCGCTTAATGTTACGCTTCGCCTCACTCGCCCGCTGCGCGATAGCTTCGGTCGGCTCGCGCCCGTACTCCGGCGCAAGCTCAACCGCTAGGTTGTAGCGAATGGCCCGCTCGTACCCCGCCGGAAGGTTGACCGTGTCCGACAGGTTGGTGAATTCGGGTAACTGCTTGTGCGAGGTGACGTACAGCGTGTATCTGCTGTCCCCTACCGGCCAGAGCTTAATGGTGCCGAGCGGATAGTCCGCGTCGTATTGCAGGTATTCCGGGCGTCCGCTCGTGGCCTTGTACGCCACGTCCGCGTACCAGTTATCGCCCACGACGTTGACCGGGTAGTCAATGCCCTGATTGCGCACGAACGCATCTGTGATACGCAGCGGGCGCGTGGTGTCGATGTCGCCGCCGGGGCCGATAGTGTAGGTCTGCTGCCCGGTCAGGGTTAGGCTGTCGTCTTTCTCAAAATACAGCATGGCCGGTTCGTTGCTCCACGAACCGAGCATATCGTTGAGCACCTGCAACCCGTCCGCCGCCTGATCCGCCGGCAGGGTTTCCCCCGCCGCCTTCACGGTCAGCAGACGCAGGGCGCCTTCAATAAGGTCGCGCGCGGTGGTCATTCGCTTTTAGCCTTCGGCGGACGCCCGGGCTTGCGCTTAACCTCGGTCTGCACTGGCGCGGAGGGTGCCCGCGTTTCCTTGCGCGCTTGATCCGGGTGGTCGTGCCACCCCTCGGGCAACGGCTCGGACAGGTCAAAAATCCCGCCCACAACCGTACCGTCCGAATTGGCCTTGTATCGCCAGGATGGTTGACGCATGACGAACCTCACGAATGAAAGGGACTAAGGGCGGGGATGCCCGGAGGCACCCCCGCTAATCAGCCGCTTAGCTGTGCGCCACGCGGGCCGCAAGCTGCGGGCGAATCGGGCTGAAGCCATATAACACATCCACGCGGCAAGGGAAGGAGTCCGAGTTGATGTCGTACTGGCGCACGATCCGCATGGAAATGCCGTCGTAAACCTGCCGGCTGGCGAAGTCCACGCCGTCCGGCATCACCAGATCGGCCGTCGCGAACGTGAAAGCGTCGCGATGATAGGCCAGAGCCAGGTTGTGCGTCGTATCGGCGGAGCCGGTGGCGAAAGACACCGCCGAGTTGTCCGCAACGGCGTTGGAGACGTTCTGATACGGACCACTAGCGATCACCTCCGGACTGACGGTGATAGTGCCCGAGCCACCGGAAATGCTGGTGGACTCAACCACGAACTTCTGCAGGAAGCCCTGGTCCTGCTTGGTCTCAGGATGCACCGCGTTGACGCCCGCGAAGGTGATGACATCGCCCTCGTTGAAGTCACCGGAACCGCCGTCAACGGTGATGGTGGTGCCGGTCTGGGTCGAACCGTTGGTCACAAAGCTGGACGCCGAGC